AGTATGGCCTCATCAAGATCAGATCAAAGTCGAATGGAATCTTGGTAAACGCTGTAACTACGATTGTAGTTACTGTCCTTCATCCATACATGATAACTTTAGTCCTCATACCAATATTAATATATTAGAAAAAGCTGTGGACAGACTTTGTGAATTAGGAAAACCTCTGCGTATTAGTCTTACTGGTGGTGAACCTACCGTACATCCCGATATAGAAGATTTATTTGATTATCTAAAACGTAAAAATATCTTCTGGGTAAATGTTACTACGAATGGTACTCGTGGTTATCGTTGGTATTTAAACAATGAAATGTTCTGGAATCACCTAGTGTTCAGCCTGCACTTTGAACACGACTACACTAGAATAGTTGATACGATATTAAAATACTACGATTCCACAGAAAGAGAATTTTTTGTTAACATTATGGCGCATCATAATTACATACCTCAGGTTAAAACTGTGGTAAAAAAATTCAACGAATTGGGTATTAAGTATGCTGTGCGTAGAATACGATGGACTGAGGGAGATCATAATGTTTTCGACGATCTCAAATACGAAGGTGCTGATCTAGAATGGTTGTTATCTCAAGATGCTACTGCCAAACCTAATTGTAGAATAGACGATCAACAAATTATTCATGCTAATGATGTTATTAAAAAACATTTAAATCAGTTTAAGGGTTGGCAATGTAATGCAGGTCTAGAAAGTCTTATGATTAATTGGGATGGTGAAGTGCATCGCGCTACATGTAGAGTAGGAGGTAGTCTAGGTAATATCTATCAAGACACATTTATCACTCCTACTAAACCAATTATTTGTACAAGAGATTGGTGTACCTGTGCTGCTGATATTCCCCTTACAAAACAGGTGTTATAGGAATATATTTTGTGGTATTAATTTCTGGTTGACAATAACACTTGTCCCTTTTACAGGTAGTAGATTTAATTTCTGGATTAAATTTTGATATGAAGTCGTTTTCAAATATATTATATTTGAATTCTAGATCGTAGAGATTTTCTCCGCAGGCTCCCTGAACATTTCCTTCTTTATCTAAGTATAAAGTATCTATTCCTAGATTACATTTCCATCCTTTAAAATAATTTAATGAATTTAAAGATAACCAATTGTTGGGTACTTTTTCTTTTTTGAAATTATCATATGTAATGGTGGCTTTTTTGTAGGGCATACATTTAGTTTTCCACCACCAAATCAAGTTAGGTATTCTTTTTAATGATCTAGAAATGTATTTTTTTTGATCTTCATTATATAGAACACTATTATGAAATACTTCTAAAGCAGTTATCGGCCATCTATATTTGCTTTTTCTTAATTTCTTTATAATGTTCTTGCATTCGTCCCATTTTGTAGGATCCATTAAAACCATTGCTGACAAATTTACATTTTTTTTATAAAGTAAATCTGCTACTGATATAACATGATCAGTATTAACAAATTGATGATGACAACTAATCATAACATGATCAAAATACTGTCCGTATTCGTCCCACCATCTTATAGTTCTACTTCCATTTGTCGAAATGCTAATTGTTACATCAAAATTTTCTTTAAAATATTTTACGAATTTTCCTAGTTCGGCCCAGACTGTAGGTTCACCACCTATTATGTGCAATAGAAATTTGTTTTTATTTTGATGTTTTTGATAATAATTCATCAAATATGATAGATTAGAAATCAAAGGTTCTAATGACGGCCAACGGTGTGTTCCCTCATTGCTGCCCGGAAAACAGTACCAACACTTGTAATTGCAAACATTACTTAAAAATAACTCTATTCTCAGTAAATGTTCATCGGTATTAGAATCAATTCTAATAATCTTATTCATATTAAATGACTTAATTCTGGAAACGTAGACTTAAATTGTGTTTCACGATGATTATCTAAAGTTTGGATGTATTCTTTAAATGCAGGCAATAAATGCGTATGATCTTCTGCATCCATAAAATCTAAAACAGCCTGCCAACGGCGCCAGCCATAAGGATTATCTTTCCAGAAGTCTTTATCTTGACGATAGTTTTCGTATAACCAATTAGCGAATTCTGCAAATTTTCTCCTCACTTCTGCTTTGTCTTCTGGAGGCAAGCACCTAATACTTAAGAAAGTAGGGATATACAACAGATGCATGTTAAAGATACCACCGCCGGCCTGAATGCCACCGGTAACATTTTCAAAGTTAACTTTCTTAAAATTTTGTTTAATCTTCCATCGAGCAAAATCTGGTAAATGTTTAATGTTTAAAATTTGTATAGCAGTGGCGATACTAACCTGTATGTTGTCCGGGGTATTATCTAACCTATGTAGATTCCTTTCAATAGTTGCCCAATCGCTAGGATATCGAATATAATAGTTTCTAATATCAGCAGCATCTATGCTGAAACCTACTTTAACTTTTTTAAACTGCGTCCATAGATCGATGATTTCTTCGTTTAACAAAAGACCATTGGTATTATATCTTATTAATATTTTATCAGCGTAACCTTGACGAATAATTTCTTCTAAGAACATCTTATGTTCTCTAATCATTAAAGGTTCGCCGCCTGCGAAATAAACCTGCTTTAGATTAGGAATCTGAGAATACATTTCTTTCCAAAAGTCTGGATTCTCATGCCAAAAATTATTAAATTCTTTTCTGTCCCATGACATTTGTTTTTTAATATCTTCATTTTTAAACAATGGATAGATTTTTTTGTGTTCAGGGACCCACTGACTACTGTCATGAGGACTACACATCACACATTTTAAATTACAGGTATGTCCTAATCTTAAGTCTAGATAAACTAACCTGTCTGGAATAGTTCCATCATCTTGTGTAGATTCGATAAATTCCTGTATATCTAAACCTTCTTCCATCCACGATCCTGTTTCCCAGACACGCTTACTAGCAACACCTTTGCTTTCTTCCTTAAAACATTTTGAGCAACTGTTAGGAATATTACCTTCTAACATGATTTTTCTTACTGATTTCATGTAATCATTATTCCAAGCACTCATAGGTGTCTCTCTACCAAAGTTTGCAGGAACACCTAATTCGTTTTTAACTAATCCAACTGTGTGATCATCTCCTGCACCGCTGGCGTTAGCTGAACAACATAATCTCATATCGCCGTTGGGCCTAGTGGCAAAGTGTATCCATGGCAATAAACAAAATGTTTTGCTTCCGCTGACATTTGCGATCTTATTTTGCCAAAGACCTAGCTTAGTTTCTTCGGGCTGCATCCAGTAAATTTCGTTTTCTTCTATCATAACATTACCAGATATTAAAAAGGTATTTAGGAACTAGGCCACAATTCATTCCGGCATGCCAACTTTTACGACTCGGCCATTCGTAGACTGTTCCTTGTTCTTGATTATATAGACATTGATCTTCTACTATTAAAATATGTCCATGTGCAGGTGGACTTATGTGACAATGAAACCTTCTGATGTCCGTTCTATTAGTCAGGATATCTTCGTCGTCATTTACATCCCAATGCCAGGGACTAAAATTGCCTATGTGTATTCTACTAATCCAACAGCTATTGAATGAATCTATACCTACAAATTCACAAAATGTGTCTGCAATTTTTTTATCAAAGGCTTGTCCTGCTACAAACATATCCCATCCCACGTTTCCGCCTTCATGTACGGTCTTAAATCCGGCACGATCCCACAGGTCAGTTACTTCCTTAAGACCAGGAATTGGATCTCCTTGTTTGTGACTAGGCCCAATATATGTAGGAATGGAGTTTTCTAACTCAGAAATTAGTTTGTTCCAATCGATAGTTAGACATTTTCCTATGTATTTTGTCATTTATATCCTAAAAAATGAAAATAATATTGAGGAAACTCGCCTCCGTTAGCTGCTGAATGAAAATCTTTATAGTGATCCCATTGAAAGATATCTCCTTGTTTATTAAAGTACAAGGCTTCTTTGTCAAATACTAAAACACTTGCAGGTCTAGGCTTATCGATACAACAAACATATCTGTATAGCATACCGTATTTAGACAACCATTCATCTTCTTTGTCTTCAACATCCCAATGATAAGGAACTATCTTACCAGGCATAACTTCACTGATAAAAACACGAAGGGGTTTAGCTTGAACTATTTCAGAAAAAACTGTTTGTATTTCTAAAGGAAAATGATGCCCAGGATAATAATCATACCAAACAATATCTTCTAGGTTATATCCTGCTTGCTTCCATTTTCCTATAACAGTTCGATATGATTCTAAAAGTTTATTATCTCCAATAGCTTCGGCTTCGGATCTATCAACTACAGAAGTTACTGTATTTTTATCAGGATTACTGTTCGACTGACATAATTTAATTACAGAATCCCAATCTATTTTAGAATCAGTATTTCCTATGTAGATTGTCATACTGATTCGTCCTTGAAAATTTCTTTATAGATATATTTCATGTCTTGATCGCCCCATAGAACATGCTTGCCCATAGAACCCTTGAACATTCTTTCTAGATTATATTTTCCGTCGATTATGTCACCAGTTTCTTCTAAACGAAATTTAGCAGTATGGTGTATGATACTGTCCATCCATTTTGATTCTACCCAGTGATCGGATACAGAAATACAACCGTACCAATCTATAGCTTTCATTAGTCCATCTGTATCGATAAAATGACAGTGAGGATACATGGTTAATTTATATGTTCCTGATTCAAAAAGATTTAATTCGATATTTTTTATTTGTTTTTTCCAATCCGGGCAATAGTTCGATAAATCTCTTCCGCTGTAAATTATATGATTACAGCTTTCACCGTGCCATTCAAAAAATACACGTTTTAGACTGTAATCAATTTCTAAAATTTTTGGCATAAAACTGCTGTCTAAATATTTCTTTATGTATTTTACTTCTTGATTAAAAAAATATTCTACAGCTTCCTCGGTATATAATGGTCTATCCGATTCTTCTAATCTCTGATATTTGTTTTTCCAATCATAATTAGCACAAAAAACTGTACCTTCCGGATTGATCAGCGGCTCGTAAGTTTGTTGAGCCATACATTCGGATCCGTCTGGGGCTAATTTAAAAAACGGTTTCCAATTATCAATGTTCATCTACTCTAGGACCATTGGCTAAAAAGAATGCAGCGATCCACTTTATACCCTTAGTGACGGGTAACGATTCATGTATTGTGGACATGTTTACTGCTTCATCGGGATAGTCGTACTCAAAATACATTACTCCTCCCAATTCCGGTTCTACGGTAACTCCCAACTCCGGCCAGGTACACCGTCCTCCCTCATAACCTTCATTTAACCAAAATATAGCAGTGGCTTTTCTATCACCTCCGTGTTTATAATACGGGATGGTTCTAGGATCATAGGGAAAATCGTGATGAAGACCGAAATATTGATTAGTGTCGTATCGATAAATATCTCCTGCTTCAATATGAGATACAGGAACACCTATCATTTCTACTATCTTATTTTTAAAAAATTGTCGATCCGCATCTTCAGTTTGTTCGCTGATAGATCGCTGTTCTACTTCTTCAGTAATTTGTCCATATGTCTGTTCTCTAGATTCTAATCCAGCATTAGGATTCATAGCGTTTTCGTATTTTTTTATTATATTACGACATTCTTCGGAAGTTAATACATTTCTAAAAACAGATATTCTGGGATATTCTAAATATTTTATTTCTTCAAACATCTTTTTTTCCTATGATCATATATCTTTTATACATAGGAAGATCTAATTCTCCTATGTATAAAATAGTCTTAAGTTTACTTTGTTGCTGAAATTCTTTTAAATTATCAGCTATTCGAACGTGTTCGGGTATATTGTAGTTATTACTTTGCAGAACAACTACGCTGTCTTTAGGTATTTTCTCAAACCATATATCATATTGTTCTTGAGTTATATGTTCAAAACTTGTATTGATTATTATATCTGCGGTAGATTCGAATTTACACATATCGGATGTAATAGCTTTGAATTTACCCGCTTCTGTTTCCATTTGATTCATTGTAGAAGCAACTTTTTCACAGTCGGGATCAATATCAATACTGTTTATATGTGAGATATACATATCACTTTGAAACATCAAACTGGCCAAAGTTCCTACCCAACCTCCGTGAATATCAACAGTTGGCCATTTTTTATAATGATCTTTTTGTTTTTTTAATTCTGTTATAAGCCATTCTTTGCTTAAAATCTGACCTCGCCAAAATGCATCCATGGTTCGCATGGGATTTTTACTTTCTCTGATGGCTCTCATCCAATGATGAAGATGTTCTGTATCTATTTGCATTTTGGTATTTTACTATCTGCTGAACTTACACAAGTGGGTGTCTTGCAATCAGCAGGTTTATCGAATAATTTAAATCCTTCAGTTAATGTTCCTAATGGATCATCATAACAACTGTAGGATCTTTTAACTTCATTACTTCTAATAATAACACTTTGAAAGCCGCTATTACAACTCCATCCTTGAAATTTATTAAATCCATAGGCATTAAATCGTTCGGCCTGATCAAATAAGTATTCATTGCCATTTATATCATAAAGTGCTATTTGATATAGATCTTCTCCCTGTGCCTGTTGAGGGAATCCTGTTTGCATGATGTTGATCATTTCCTCAGTATACCCGTTCACAACAAAACTTGCTGTAGGATCACTCTGCGGTTTAAGAGTAACATTGATTCCTCGTTCATGCAGTCGTTCACATCTTTCGTAAAGCTCAAAAAACTTTTCTGGAACCATTACTTGATTAACTGTTACGTAAACA